TCACATAATCTGTCTGCACAATGCTCCCGCCTGTCATCGCCGTGGATGCAACGTCGAACTGCACATTGGCGTCAGTGCTCACCGCTGCCCAGCTTGCGCCTGTCAGCGTCGGGTTTTTGATAAGGGCGATTTCGTAGTTCTGGTTGGTTATCGGCAATACCTGTACTCGGTTCGGCAATACAACCGCGCCGAGCGCTGTGGAGGCAAGCCGGATAGAAACCAACGGCAGAAACGTGGTGCTGATCGTGCCAAGCGCCGTAGTGCGTCGCGCCACATGATCAACCGACACTGCTTCGTAGCCGCCTTCGCTCACCACAGAGGCGCATACTTGCTTCATGGTAGACGCCGATGCAGTTACCGCGGTATTGGTAATTTCATAGCGCACCGGCAAAATTGCCGTGGTCATGTAAACCTTGTTCTGCTCATTGGCGTTATTGAAGGTGTGGGCGATGATGTATTTGCCGTCAATGATGAACCCGCAGCGCACACTCCCCACCCCAAGCCACTCGATGTCGATGAAAAAAATCTGTGACTTGGTAAGGTCCAACGTGTATCCGCTGTCTCCTGAGCCATCCAGTTTGTCGCCATTCCAGTCTGCGCGATTGACTGTTCGCGCATCACTCGCCACCCCGCTGGTGTAAGTTCTCAGCACAAACGAAACGGTGGAGTCGTTCTGTTGCAGAAAAATGCCGTTCTGCGTGTTGAAGAACCCTGCCCGTTGGCGCAATCCGGTTTTGGCCGCATTCATCACAAACGTGGTCAGGATCAGCAGGCTTTTGCCCGGTTGATAGGGGAAGTTGCGGTACGTCTGCCGCACCACTTCGCTCCCCGAGCTGGTCGTGACATTCAGATCAACCGTGCTTTCATTGGCTTGGTAGGTAGTCGTGCCGCCAGTCGCAGTTGAGGTGTCAAACTGATTGTCCGACGCATAGCGGTTCTGGCTATCAAACAGTGAGTAAGGCTCGCTTACGCGCAAGCGTCCAAACGCATCCACGCTGCTTCCGCTGAAATACACTTCATATGGGCCTTGGTTTGCCACGAGTTCCCTCACCACATTGTTTAGCTGGTTGAAGTACAAACGCAGTACGTTTGCAAACTGGTCAATAAACTGCTTGTCGTACTGGCTTGTAGCCAGCGGCAGATTGGGTACGGCTGGCATCTTGGCTTCAATAAGAGGCATAGGTCTACCTGCGTCCGTCCACTCTGAGGTCAAGCCGTGGTGCGCCTAGTTGCCACGCCACGCCAAGGTCAGAGCTTTCAATCTTCATTGCCATCTGACGACCACGAATCCGCGTGAATATCTGACCCGTAAATTCTTCAACCGGGAGTGTCGCCATTCTCGTAACATTCGCAAAGCTAGTGCCACCTACCGATTGGTTCGCTGACACATTATCCGCTTTGTAACCAGACCCGCTATTAGCCAATGGCAACAAGTACATCGTAACCTGTGGGCTTGATGTGCTCGATCCTCTGAACGTAATGTCTGGAAGTACGCGCCATACAAAGGAGAAGTTATGGCCGTCGTCTAAGTCAAACTCTGCCGAAGTGATGTAAGCCGTAATGGGCTGAAGAGTTGCTCCTTCTCCGTCATCATTCCCAACCTCGTGCTCTACCAGATTGTTTGAATAGGTAGCCGCCATCGGGTTCGGGCGGAGTCCGCTGTCCAGCCATGCAGTACGAGCCATCGTCCCGTAATACCAGATGTCCTCAAGGTAGTTATAAATAACGTACCGGTCGACCGTGGTTGAATTAGAAGAACAATAGAACCACCATACTTCATTGAACCCTTCGTTGGTTCCTGAAAACACCTGCCCATACTGCGCCGTGTTGATGTCTTGGTAGATGTACTGACGCAGATCGCACCGGAGGGTTTGCACCCGACCATCGTATTTATAGAACTTGTCCACGCCCATCCAGTACGCCACGCCAGATGCCAAAGACATTGCATTTTGGGACACGATGGAAATGTTGTCCCCTAGCAGTTGAGAACCCCAAACTTCCGGGGCGCCAAGGTACTGCAATGAATACAGTGCATAGTCTGTCCAGACCATCATTTCTTGGCGTACTTGCTGAACACCTACGATTCTGGAGCCGTGAGAAAGCCGAAGATCGCCTGCTTGACTGACTGCGCTGGGCGTCCAGCTAGCCGCGCTTTCTTGGTCTGACCAACGAATCAATAATGGGTCATATGCCAATGTCACAACGTCCGTTGTTCCAAAAGCAAACACAAACCGGCTGGTATCTGAAACGGTAATCAAATCTGCACGAGTAGGAACGCCATTTGCACCGGACAGTGTTGATAGATCAACCGCCCTTGACGTTAGACCAGCACTTGCATCCCAATAATAGATGCCACCGCCACGAGGATTGATTATCAAATCCTCGCCAAAGTTTGCCTGACTCCACAGCCTCAGGCCGAACACATCCGTTGAGGATGTTAAGCCCCATGATCCACTGCCCCACGTTCCAGCACCCCACCCGGTAAGAGGAACGCTGAACTCCGGGCCGGTGTTAATTTGATACGCTGCCGTTACCGTGCCACCGCCAGGTGATCCCGCTGCATCTGTTGCGTTTGCAGTAGCCGCCGCTGTGAAAGTGTAGGTGCTTGAATTGAGCACCGTAACTTGATATTCCTTGTTTAAGACGGATGACGTAATGTTGCCACCAAGACCCGTTGCACCCGAAAACGTAACGAAATCACCCGTACGACATCCGTGTGCGGTGGCTGTTACCGTGATGACTGCTGAGCCATTGGTGGCCGAGAAAGGATTGGTAAGCGTAACTGTGCCGCGTATTGGAGTAATGTCGTAATAGTTGGCTCCACGCTCAATATAAAACTTGAGATTGGTGCCCACTCCAACCAAATCAAGGCTGGCTAGAGTTACCCAATTCCAAAGGCTGCGGCATATTCCAAGAAATGTGCTCGCAGAAAATCGAACCCACCCGCCAATCTTTTCTGGAGTTCCTTGTCTAAATCTGACCTTATCAGACTCATACCAACGACCTTCATTGGTATAGCGTGTGTTCTCTCGGTTGCATCCGCTTTGCAATAGAACTTTCTTAAGTGGCACGTTGCCTCCTTATGCCGTCATCTGACTGGCATCTTGCTTAACCTCAGCCACCCGGCGGTTCCATCCTTTGCCAAACGTATCCCATGTTGGAAGTTCTTGCAGGAAAGCAAGGCGAACTGCGTTGTACCGAACCACGAGGAGTTTTGGGTCAGACGAATTGACAGCGGCAAGCGTCTTGGGGCCGATTGCCCCGTCTTGTGTCACACCTATGGACTGCTGGAGCCACTTGATTGCACGACCGGGACCGCTATTGACGGCAGCATCAAACACGCAGTAATCCACTCCGGCGGGAAGATCGTCGCCGCGAACCGCGTCCCAATACTTGCGCTTGTACAGCGGCTTGACCATCTCCGGCGTGAGGCCGCGCATAGCCTTCTCATCGACTGGGTGGCCGACCCATTCTTCCCAGACGCGCTGAGTGACGCCGTACATGGTGACGCCGCCTTTATCTTGGGGGTGGTTTGAGAAAGTCCCCTCATGCGCCAACAGTTTGCGGAACGATTTGTCGAAGTTTTCTTTCATTAGTCCGTGTCGCAGTAAAGTTGTCTTTAACAGGGCACGGCTGACTTCGATGCAATGGGCAGGCCGGACTACCCATTGCCAATACAACTATTAGCAGTCAACCGAAGGATCGGATTGCTGCTCTGGGGGTTGCAACTGAGCCGTAGCCTGCGCTTTTACTTTGTCAATGATTCCGGAAACTGCCTCGTAAGGCAGCTTGGACAAACCAACCAGAATAATCTGGACTTCTTCTACAGGCAACTCAAGTTTAATCATTGTGCATTCCGTTTCTTGTCAAGGATAGACCAGCCGACACCCGCCGCAGCGGACACCCCGCTGATAATAGCATCCATGCTAGAGCCGTCTACACCATATTTTACCGCCCATGCACCCGCAATCCCGGTGAGAAGGTGCCGAACAAGCGCAGACACGATTGATGGAGTCATGGTAATCCTTTCAAAAATTACAAGTTAGTGGCTCTCAATGAACCTTTCAAGGAATCAAGTTCTTCTTTAAGTTCTTTAATTGCAGAAACCAGATGCACAACTATTTTACTGTAATCTACACTTTGCGGCTTTATTGCTCCATCGCTATTTGTTGCGTCTTTTTGACCCGTTACAGCCATCGGAATAACTTCTTGCAACTCATGCGCTATAAAACCCTCTCCAGCACTGTTGTCTACATTCCATTTATACGTAACCGGGTTCAAAGATACTATCCTTGAAAGACCGCTTTTCATCGAAGTGATATTGTACTTGAGCCGATAATCGGACGTTGTGTTATACGTTGTTCCTGTCGTGCTGCACGTAATGTCGCCAACTGTGGTGTTAGAGCTATTAAGGAAAAATCCGGCGTAATAACTGTGCGCTCCTGAAGGCTTTGTGCCAAGCGCCACATTCCCATTGCCAAGGCTGTTAATAGAAATTCCGTTATTTGCGCCTACGTCAAGACTCGCTCTTGAGGCACCTATTGCCCCAGGAATGCCAGATGTTGATGTCCCAATGCCGACATTCCCTGACTGAAGAATACGCAATGCTTCGGTCGTGCCATTATTCCCAACTTGAAAAATAATGTCCGAACCGGTCGTTCCAACGCCAGATGTTGCCCGCAGGGTCAGTGTTGAAGCTACGCCCGTCCCGCCGATCAGCAGTGGGACGGTAGCCGATGTGGTAATGGTAGGCGTAACTAATGTCGGGCTAGTGCCAAACACAAGTGCGCCCGAGCCTGTTTCATCGGTGATTGCAGCCGCTAAATTGGCACTACTTGGCGTTGCTAGAAAAGTTGCTACGTTAGTCCCAAGCCCAGAAACACCAGTACCAATTGGAAGTCCAGTGCAGTTGGTCAGCGTGCCGCTAGTCGGAGTCCCTAACAGGGGCGTAACCAATGTCGGGCTAGTGGCAAATACCAGCGATCCTGAACCCGTTTCATCCGAAATCACGCCAGCCAGTTGCGCCGATGTAGTCGCGGCAAACTGATTCAAACCGGAACCAGTAACAGCCATTGTCCCGGCTTGCAAAGTCGTGTTGCCGTCCGCTAGCGTTACCGTCCGCGATGCCGTCAGCGTGGTTGGGGTGATGGTGACGCCGAACGACGAGGTTCCACCAGCGCGACCTGCGATGATTACAGCGTCTTGTGTGGCCGCTGGCCGAGCCGTCAGCCCACCACCCGTCAATGACAGTGAAGTGCCAGTAGCCGCACCGATAGCGGGCGTAACCAATGTTGGCGTATTGGCGAACACCAATGCACCGGACCCGGTTTCATCTGTGACTGCCGATGCCAGGTTTGCGCTGCTTGGCGTTGCAAGGAATGTCGCTACACCTGCCCCGAGTCCAGATACGCCGGTGCTGATTGGAAGCCCTGTGCAGTTTGTCAGCGTACCGCTTGTTGGCGTCCCCAAAAGCGGGGTCACCAGCGTAGGGCTTGTGGCCCGCACCACATTCCCGGTGCCGGTGTTAGTCGTCCATACCGGAGCCGTGCCGTTTGAGGTCAGCACAAAGTTGTTCGTGCCAATGCTTAGGAACGTAGTCAGTCCTGCGCCGGACTGGTAGGGCAACGATCCTGCCGACCCGCCTGCAAGGTTAGTCGCCGTGGTAGCTGTGGCCGGAGCTACTTCTACAAAATCCGATCCGTTCCACACCAATACTGCCGTCTTGCCGTTGGTTACAGTCACGCCCGTAGTAGGGCCAGCTCCCACCAGCTTCACGCCGAAGCCGCCAGTCGTATTGTTGATGACCACGTAAATCTTGGATTGTGCCGGTGCAGTAATGGTACGAAGCGCCGTCCTTGCGCCGCTGCACAACAGAATGGCCTGCCGCGCTTGGTTGGTAGCCCCGGTCGTGGTCGTCAGCGTGACATCGGCATCGGTGCTGAGCGTTGTGGTGCCTGCTACCGCTGTATCCAACAACGACGTAATCGAATTATTTACCGTGTCTCCCCAAGTGCCATCAAGCTCTGCAGTAATCGGCAATGCCAGCCCGAGCAACGAGGTGTAGGAAGTTGCCATATCTTTTCCTTATGCTGACCTGATGAGTGCGCTGTTCGCCGTATTAGCCGGCATTGACACAGTAAATGTTGTGGCGGGGGTTTTATCTGCCCCAAAATCCAGTACCGCAATAGCCCTGTTTGCTTTGCTGGCGTTATAAATCAGCGCTCCGCGTGCGGTGAATGCCGCTGGATTCCACACCACATTGCTGAAATTGACATACGCCGTACTGCCATCGGTATTGATGGTGACGCCAGACATTACTGCCCCGCCTGCGCTGTATCCGGTGCCGGATGTTTCACCCGTCGCGGTATAGGCTGTGGTCGATGCTCCAAGATCAGCCGTGCTGATATATAACGCCATCTTGATAGTGTCGTTCAGAAGGTCGTGGATGCCCTGATAACACTCCGCTTTGAAACTTGTGCATTGCGTCTGGACAATCATCAAATCACCTGCGTCCTGACTTGACCGCTGCGGTATCCATCCTGACGCTGCTTTCCATCGCCAAGATTCTTCAGCAGTGCAATTGATTGTGCATACATATCGTCGTACAGCTTCACGATGTCAGGCTCGGCCTTCATGTAACGTGCGGCCTCTACTAGCGTGCCATTGAACAACGCATTGTCAAAGTTCTCTCCAAGCCATGTATCTCCTGCCGTTACGATGGATTCTGGCCGGTAAGAATAATTGATGTGATAGGCAAGCGCCGCACTTGGCGTCGGGCCAAATGTCAAACGCAGAGTCAAATCGTTGCCAGAAGATGGCTGTGTCAGGGCATAGTGCCGTGGCGTCCCGGTTGTATTCGGGTTTGGATACGCCTCACGGATAAAGTTGATGTCCTTGTTGAGCAGGAAGCTCCATGCCCCGCCAGTGGATACTACTGCCACGGAGTAAATGGACAGCAAATCTGTTGGGCAATCCACCGTCGCGGTGCCGATTACCAGTGTTCCACTTGCATCCTTCTTGAGATTGGCAAGCTGTACCGTCTGGTAAATACGCACCTCAGCCTGACGGATGAAGTTATCCATCACAGCCGTTTCAAAGGTGTTTTCCGTGGTGTCGCTGACGCGGGCTACCAGATCGGCATAAAGCATAATCTCAACCCATCGGGCCGCGTGCGGTGACGCCTTTGGTTGCAGCGCCAGTACCACGAATCTTGATTCCGTCCGTCTTGGCTTCATTGATGGTAAGAGAAACACCATCCATAGGTTGCCAATCCTTGCGTTTGTTAAACGGCATTTCTTTGCCCGCTACGGGCGCTTTGACTTTCTTGCCTTGCATAGTATGCGGCTCCGCATAAGTTGAGGCGCTGCCCACTTCCTTGCCCATCATCTTGTGGCTGTACTTCGCCATGTCACTTGCCCTTGTAGGTGAAGGACGACTTCTTCTGGTTGGCAACTTTAGCCAGACCACGACCCAACTGTTTCATTTGAAGGTTAGTCTTGCCGCCCTTAGCATAGCCTTTGGCGTGCATTGATTTTTCGTGCGCCTTGACCGCTTTGTTTGCTTCGGCTTTCGCCACTTTTTTCATTTCCATGATAGCCCCTATGATGCCGTTACCTGTCCGACTTCTGCCCGCGCCACCAGTGCATTCGGCACCAGACCTGACGCATTCAATGCTGCCCCGCCTACCGGGTTCCAGCCCCACTCAATTACCCGACTACCCTCGCCAATGGAGCCAGTGCTAGTCGGACCCGACTGTTGATAACTGTTGTCACGCCTTGGATTCCTCAGCGCTTGTGGGTCATCAACTGGATACATCCCCAACTGCAACTGCGGGTGATCCGGGTTCCAGCACTCAGGACATACCAGCATGTTGATCTGCTTGGTCTTGATTACAAGCGGCTTCAACTGCTTCAGTTTGTACCTGAATCCACACAAATCGCAATGCGCGATTGCACGAACGCCGTTTGCAAACCTGTTGCTCATTACAGCGTACCGCCGCCCATAAACATCTGACGCGGGACAAGCCTCAGCGCCGCCCTTTCCCTGTCCTCGCCCGCAGCCAGATCAAACTGTTGGTCATACTCTGCCTTTAGCATAGGAACGCGCTGCATCAGTTCTGGCGTTTTCAGTGCCAACTGATAGGCTAGGCCAGAAGTAATCACCGGAAGAAAGCGAAACGGCAAATCTTGAGTTTCAATACCTGCCCCCGCATCCTGCATCCTACGCATCCTCCAATATACAAACGTATAGTACGGAGATGCAATCGAGCCTTGATCCGGCGTAGGCCATACAGTGATCTTAGGATTATCCCTCAGCCTTTGAACCCACACCTGAATAGGCCGCGCCTGAACTAGCTTGTTCGGAATCGTTGAGTAAGTAGAAACGCTGATCCGGGTAATGTTAAGGTCAGCTTGGCTATTTTGCTGGCCCACGCTAGTGCGGATAACATGCTCCAGCAGATCAATCGTATCTGCCGGGAGGTCGTAAGTATTGACCCCTTCTTCCAACGGGATCGTGCCTTGCTCAATCGTCCACATATTGATGCCACGATTGGCAAGCTCAATGGTAAGCATGTTCATGGCATACCGTGCCAGCCGCAGATCAAAGCCAGATCGCATTTCCCGGCCAGCCTGCGCCCACGCCATTTCAGCCAGTTCGGTAAATTCTGGGTTAAATGCAGTTGAGCCGGAAGTTGCCATGATTACCCCTTCGCCGTCAGCGCAGATTTACGGAATGCTTCCGCAGTTGGAGCGCCTTTGGAGCCAGGCTTACGCATCTTTTCGCCAGAACCAGAAGCAATACGCTCACGCTTGGCATGAATCCGGTCGTACAGGCCAACCTTGCCACCCTTTTGATACATATCCACATCCTGCGGGTGATCCTTACGCTTGATCCGCTTTGCCTTCGGCATTTTCTGCGGATTGATCGCGCCCATCCCCCTTGATGCCATCATCGCTATTCTCCATCAAACCATGCGGCCTCGGGTTTTGCCACGCTGCGCTATGCCATCCGCACGTTTTGACGCACCGGACACACTGCCGCCCTTGGCAAACGCTTTCTTTCCTACCGCTTTACCACCCGCCGACAAAAGTTTTTGAGCGACTCCGCGATACATTGAAGCCGGAGCAATAAAAGATTCAAACAAAGGTACAGGTTCAAGACCAGGCTCCTTATTTGGAAGCTCAGAAACAACTTCAGGCTGTGCATCCTTCTTTGCTTGCCTATCTTTTCCAAGTTTATCGTCCTTGTCGCTCATGGCAAGTTAGCACTTCCCGCCTTTTTTCATCACAATTTGCTTGGCCTTGGTCTTGCCCTTTTGAGCAACGCCATCAGCAGCACGAGTGTAGCCTCCAGCAGCATAACACTTGCCGCCTTTTTTCATGCCCTTGGCTTCGGCTTCTTCATGTTTAATCATAGACTTGGGGGCACCCTTGGACTTCATGAACGCCACTTCCTTCTTCATCATCTTCTTGGACTCAGCCATTTCACCACCCTCGCTAAATTTACGGCCTTTGTCGGCCTTGACGAACTCTTTGCCGACAGACATCGGCACCCCAACCTTCTTTGAAAACTCTTTGCTATGTGCCACTGCACGCATGAAACGAGCCTGCTCAGGAGATTTACTCGGCATCTTTATTACCCTCTCCATCTTCTTTTTTGCGAAGCAGTTTCTGAACCGTTTTCGTCTCGTAAATACGAATGCTGGTCCATACTATTGTTACCACTGCCGCAATTGAAGGCAACATGTCTATGAGAGTCCCCACCACCGTAAAGACTGATAACGCATCCAACCCTGCACGGGTCGTCTCATCAAGCTCCGAGTACTTCATCTGTTAGCATCCCCAACGCTTCAAACTTGCCGCTTTGCGTGTGGGGCGACCTTTTTCGTCTTTCATTGGCCCCGGCATTGACCCCATACGCGCACAAAATGATTTCTTGCGTGCCGCGTCTTTTTTCGTTTTCGGGTTTGGGGCCGGAGGCTTCAAATTTGATCCCGTCTCCCGGTTGTAACGTGCCCTGCCTTTCGCGGTTAAGCCAGCCCCCTTAGATACCGGCAGCTTTTCTCCACGACCTACGGCAAGCGACACATTTTTTTTAGCCATTTAATTCCACCTTTGGAAACCAGCCGGGATCATAAGGCTCCACCGTGTAGCCCGTAACCCCGTCCAGCATTGCATCGTCCGGTTTCGGGAATACCCACTTGCCCTGCACCGTTTGAGCAATCTCCGCCCATGCAGTTGTGTACCCCTCTTCGGTGTCTTTGACTTGCGTTGCCGCATTGACGCCGAAGATTGGGAACCGGCGATTGTCGGCGGCATATTCAGCACGCTCGTTGTCATCCAATTCGACCTGCGGAATTTCCTGATCCGTGGTTACGTCTAACAAGTCTGGCGACGGAATAGCAGCGACCATGTTGGCGTAGATCGCGTCAAGCGCGGTTTGTGCTGCGGCTTCGGTATCAAAAACAAGATAGTCCATGATTACACCGTCGGGGGTAAATTTTTGAATGGATGGCCGGAAGGCAAGTTTGCTTGCAGTTTCCACTTCCAAGCCAGATAGCCTTCGATTTGTTGTCGAGTGGTTGTTGATACAACGCCAACCGTCATCACGATCTCTCCGATTATTCCACGGAAAGCTGTTACCCCATCAACGCGTGAGGCGATTGTGAGATTGGTCGAAACGTCATTAAACACATATGCACCAGAGACATTGGTGGATGCACTAGCGTTGATGTATTCAATATACTGTGTCGGGACAAACGTATATCCCAACAATGTTTTATTTGTCAGCGTAGCAACCGATGTTGCCGAGTTTGTAAGCGTTGTTGTTGCTGTGGCGCTACCCGATGCACGGAACGAATTAAACCCGTCGAAACTGAGTGTTGGGCCTGTAATTGATCGCGTGACAGGAAGGCTTTCGTAAGTCGTCGCCGCGCCCTGCTTTTGCAATACGGCAAACACAGAGAAGCCACTAGCAAACGTTTGCGCCGCAACCGAGGCAGCAAGCCTGTCGTTCGTTCCATCAAAATACAGAGAGGGTTTATCCCCCCACCCCAATGCCTGATACGTGGGCTGGTTGGTCGCCGTCGCTTGCGCTACATTCCGACCGTTTCCGGACTTATCCGCCCATTGGCTCACCGTTGAGCCGTTGAGCGTGATGCTCGCTGCATCCTCAGCATCCAGCCACAGCGCCAAGTCAGAGCCGATATTGCTCGGTCGCCACAACACAGGCCCACCGAACTGCGTGCCGTCCCAACGATACGGGTG